TCAGTCCATAGACTGGTACCGATAGTCTCGAGGTTCGTCATCGTCTTGTGATACTTCGCGGCCTCACCTTCCTGAAATTTCCAGGGTTCAATCAACCCCTCCATTCCAACTTTACCAGCCTCGAACGCTGCACGCGATAAACCAGTAACAGTTGGCAACCACGCTTTAAACCGTTCACCACCATTGTTATAAGCTTGCTGAAGAACGTTCAACGCTTCCTGCTGCTTACCGGCATTCATCAACTGACGAACTTGTTCAGCCAGCGCAGGACTGCTAGCCTGGAGTGATTTATAAAACGAAGACGTTTCTTGTAACGCCAACACTTCCTGTAACTTAGATCCGATACTCGCAATGCCACTAGACGCTTCGCTCGCATCAATTCCAGCCGCAGATAATTGCGTCCGTAAATTCTGAACGCTCTGAACCGTGAACCCGGTATTAGTAGCAAAATTACGTAACTGCAACTCACCAACCGCAAACGCATCCAGCGCCTTAGCCACTCCGGCAAATCCAACCGCAAGACCACCCGCGCCTAGCAACGTCTTGGCTATTCCCGCCGCAGCTGCGTCCATCGCCTTTATCGGACCACGCGTATAATGCTCAACGACCTTACCGAACCGCTCAAACTCATCCGCAAGATTGCTGCCACCTTTGCTGCCAGCATCATTGAGACTACTAATTTTAAGTTTTAAACTATCAACTTCTTTGCCGAGCTGCTGGAAGAATGCCAGCATCTGGTCTGCATCGAAATTATTCTGCTGCGGCATATGTACTACTCATACGCAAGTTGGTTTGACTTATTAATCTTCAACGTACTAAATACGCCTCCCATCCCCGCATCGGTCTTCACACCTGCAGGTACATTATTCAAATTAATACTAAGGCTGGCGTTCCATGGACTGTTAGTATTCTTAGCACCGAGCGCGGTATCGATCTTTGATCTGTCTTGCTGTTGTGCTTGCACCGCATCGACTGCAGTCTTACCAGCAAACCGCGTATCCATATCCGTAAGCTTACGTCGCCGTGCGCCGTACTGGTCTGCGAATATTGCCGTGCCATCTTTCTCGTTATACGATCCCGGCACGATCGTCATAACGTGACCGCCAGTTTGACCAGGCGCTAATACCTGACCTTGCGTACCGCCATAACGTCCATGGAAATAAGTACTGACCATACTTCCGAACGGATGATTAGGCGCGTTGATATCGTTAGGATCTAATTGCTCACCCCACTTATGCCACGACGTTGCAATCGCTGCACCTGTGGGAGGCTTATACCCGGCAGACTTCACGTACCCAGAAGCCACCATACCACAAGCTGGTCCGGACATACGGTAGCCGCGTTGACTAAACAATTTCTGCAATCCCGCAACGTCACCCGCGCGGCCTAAAATTTCTGCCTGACGCATCGTATCAGGATCGATCTTCTTGCCGCCTTCGTCGTTCAAACCAGCGGGACCACCGGGACTAGCTGTAGAGCTGCCACCGCCTCCACCGCCTCCACCGCCTCCACCGCCTCCACCGCCTCCACCGATCGCACCAACTCCACCATTAACTTGATCGTCCCACTTTTGAATAATATCGCGCATATCCTGCAACGATTTATTTGAATCCTTTTGTACAACTATAATTGAATTCTGATCAACGCCTGACTTAGCTGAAGCATCACCAACCCCGAGTTGCTTCTTCATCCAATCCCACGGACTGAAACTTTTATTCTGTTCGTCTTCATTTTGCCGACGAATAAATTCTTCAGGACGTAGCCGCCCACCTTGTCCGAAGTCACGCGTCTCTGCTTGTTTATTAAACCAATCAATAATATCCTTGGCTTCCTGAAACGTCTCCTTTAAAGTCGGGATGACACTGTTATCAAACCACGTTTTAAAATTGTCAGCAAACTTATGCGCCTTCTCGTTCAACCCCTCGAGACCTTCACTCCCCGTTAATTTAACGATACCTTCTAAAACAGTATTTGTTACCGAATTCCACACCCCATCAAAAATCGTACCGAGATTAACCATCGTCTTATGATACTTCGCAGCATCGCCATCGAGCTCCTTCCAAGGCATTATCAATCCTTCCATGCCTTGCGCTTGCGCCTCCCACGCAGCTCTCGATATCCCTGTGACCGTTGGCAACCACGCTTTAAATCTTTCGCCACCTTTATTAAATTTCTCCTGAAGATAATTCATCGCCTCCTGCTGCTTACCGGCATTCATTAACTGGCGAACATTTTCCGCCATTGCCGGTTCACTAGCTTGCAGCGCCTTATAAAATGAAGACGTTTCTTGCAAGGCAAGAACGTCCTGTAACTTAGCTCCGATACTCCCGATCCCCTGCGCCGCTTCGTTTGCATCGATACCAGCAGCAGAAAGCTGCACTCGCATTTTCTTCAAACCATCTGTAGAAAAGCCGGTATTAATCGCAAAGTTTCTAGTATGTAATGCGCTAACCGCAAAGTGATCGAGCGCCTTGCCAACACCACCAATCACAAGCGCAAGCTTAGCAACACCTCCAGCCGAGCCAATGAGCCCGGATATGCCTGACTCCATTCCACGCAATGCACCTTGCGTGTGACGTTGAATTGTCTGACCAAACTTTTCAGTATGGTCAGTCATTTTCTTCATCGCATTGCCAGCTTCATTAAGGCTGACAATCTTGGTCTTAAAGTTATCTATCTCCTTTCCCATCTGGCCGAAGAAAGCCAGCATGGCATCGGAATCAAAATCCATGTCAGGCATCGTCGTCCACCGGCCTTAATATTTCTTCCAACTTAGTTGTCCACTTGATATGCTTGGCTACTTCCGAAAACGGCATATCAAGAAACTCGCGCGGATTACGCCCGTAATATTTCGCCAACCGATAACAGTCCAGGATAAAGTTACCCTCTACATCTCTGGAATAAAAAAACGGTGCGCCAGTGCCAAGGCTGCGTACCCCCAATCTTTTGGATGCATGGCCTTGATTGTAGAAGGTGGCACCCCAGCAAGCCGAGACATCATGGCAAACATTGCCCTAGTCTCAAAAGTCATCTTCGGCATTTCGCCCGTCAAGAAATCAATCATGACTGGCGTACCACAGATCTCGATGTCTCCAGCGGTAGGTTCACGAAAGCGTAATTCCTGAACCTCTTCACCGTGCGCAATAACTTTCTTCCGCAGCGGTATTATAAGATCTGTAGTTGTAACTTCTGCCCCATTGACTTTCTTTGGCTCGTCCGTCTTGGGTGCTTGTGGTTCTGTCTCGTCTACCATTTATTGGATCTCATCGCAGCTGATGCCTTCCCACTTGACCCGAACGAGGCCATCGCGGGCATTGATCGCAAGTGCTGAAACGCACCAGCCTTCTCTCAGCACATACGTTGCATTGTTGGCGAGCTCTGCCGTGATCGTGACGTTGACTTGCGCCTCGAAGGCTTCAATCGACAAACCTGGAACCGTTGACACGTCTCCTTCAATCGAAGGCACGCGCGGCAGCTCCGAGTAGCCATGGATATAATCCTGGCCAGCGAGACCCGCGCGCTCGATCACTGACGGAGTAATCGTAAAGTTACCACGCAGTGGATACTGATTGCCATCCACTTTGAGATAGGCAATTCCTGCTATTCGTTGAGCCATGTGATCTTCCTTTCTATGGCCTAGGAAATAAAAACCCAATCAGAAAGCCAACGACTACCAGCAGGATAAGTACAACGACCTGCTGGTAGTCGGTCACTATTAAGCCGCAACGACTGTATCCACCCCGCGATCGTATTGCAATCTGAACTGTGCAAGGACCGCAAACACCCTAAGCTGGTTCACAAGATCTGGTGGATACAAAACGTTAACACGATTTGGATCGTTAGGATCGCGTTCAACGATCAAGTTAGTTTTGAACGCCTGACCATTCTCAACCAGACCATTGAATTCATCAATGCGGTACTGCGCCACTAATTCCGCCTTGATGATTTTCGGAGTGACGATCGATTGTCCAGGACCAAAACGTGTACCATCATCTGCGAGTTTGTGTCTTGGGAATTTACTCGTGATAGCGTGCCGTTGATTACGCAATAGCGCGGCAAGGGTTGCCAACGTCGTTACCAATTCATACGCATCATCCGAGTTGCCGTACAAATTTTTCTGGTACGTCGTGTTCTCCCGCATGATCATCGGCACATCCACTGCCGTACGCTGCGTTGCAAGACCTGCATACGCAAACGCATTAAGCTCCGAC